AAGCCAAGATCACGAAGACACCAATGGGTGATGTTGTTAAGGGTCTTATCGACTCTGGCGCACAACTTGGTATCTCGTCTCGTGGTATGGGTTCAGTGAAACCAAACAAGCAAGGTATCATGGAAGTCCAAAACGACTTTATGCTTGCTACTGCCGGTGACATTGTTGCCGACCCTTCTGCACCAGACGCCTTTGTGAAAGGTATTATGGAAGGTGTTGAATGGATTTACGATGTGGCTTCATCTTCTTGGCGCGCTGCTAATACTTTTGATCAAATTGAAGAGCAAGTCAAGAAAAACTATTCACAAATCGATGAAGCTGCTGCAATTGCAGTGTTTCAGAAGTTCTTAAAAAGCCTGTAATTAACAAAATCGTATTTTTATAAATACTAGTGATATTGATCTTGATTCACATAAAGGAGAGTTCATATGGAAAAAGAGCTAGACACGAATCTAGACGAGGCAAAGGCAACCGGCGAAGAGTCGTACGCTGCTGATGCTACTACAGCTGCTGGTGGTGCAGTTAAGAAGCGTAAGGCTGACCTGTTCAAGGCTGCTGGTGCTCCTCAAGCTGGTACACCTGTAGTTACCCCACAAGGCACGAATAATGCCGGTCTACATGAAATGATAGCATCGATCTTCGATGGCGCCGATCTATCAGAAGAATTCAAGATGAAAACCACGACTATCTTTGAAGCAGCTATTCATGAGCGTGTAGAAGAAATCCGTGCGGAACTTGAAGAAGAGTTTGAAGCAGAACTGACTGAGCAAGTCGAAGTTGTTGTTGAAGAACTTTCAAACAAACTAGATTCATACCTTGACTACGTAATTGAAAACTGGATGGAAGAGAACGAAGTTGCTCTCGAAGCCGGTTATAAGGTTCAAGTCGCTGAGTCTATCATCAACGGCCTTAAGGCACTTGTTGAAGATCACGACCTCGAGATCGAAGAGTCTGAACTCGATGTTATTGCTGCGATGGAAGAGCAAGTTGCTACTACTGAACAAAAGTACAACGAACTCTTTGAAGCATATGTTGCTGAACGTGAAGAGAAAGAAACACTTCAAAAGAACGCAGCAATTGCAGCTTTTTCTGAAGGCCTAGTTGATACTGACGCTGCTCGTTTTAATACCCTCGCAGAAGGTGTTTCTTACGAGTCAGTTGAAGACTTCGTAGCTAAACTTGAAGTAATCAAGGAAAGCTATTTTAGCGAGTCGGTATCACGTGCCGAAGACCAAGCTGAAGTTCTTGAAGAAGAAGTTCTTGAGGAAGCCAAAGCTCCTGCAGTTAACCCAGCAGTAGCAGCTTATGTCAATTCACTTAACAAGTTTGCTAAAATCTGATTTATATAAATAATACCAGATAATCCATCAAAGGAGATACAAATGAGAAACGAAGAACTATTGAAAAAGTGGGGCCCAGTACTGGAGCATAACGCGCTTCCAGGTATTAAGGACAACCACCGCAAAGCAGTTACTGCACAACTTCTCGAGAATACCGAGAATGCTCTGAGAGAAGGTTCGTCCTACTCACCGCAATCTCTGCTTTCGGAAGCTGCTCCAGTTAACGCATCTGCAGACCTAACCGGCGCAGTTAAGGGCTACGATCCAGTACTAATCACCCTAGTTCGTCGCGCAATGCCTAACCTCATTGCATACGACATCGCTGGTGTTCAGCCAATGACTGGCCCAACCGGACTCATCTTCGCGATGCGTTCAAACTACGCAAACACCACTGCAGCAACTGCAGAAGCTTTCTACGGCGAAGCTGACACTGACTTCTCTGGTACTGGCACCCACACTGGTTCGCCATTCCCAACAGACTTTGCTAACACTTCATTGTGGGGCACGGGTACTGGTATGTCAACCTCTGCTGCTGAAGCTCTTGGCACAGGCGGTGGTTCACCTGACTTCGCACAGATGTCATTCAGCATCGAAAAAGTCTCGGTTACTGCAAAGAGCCGTGCACTGAAAGCTGAGTACACCACTGAACTTGCACAAGACCTTAAGGCAATCCACGGTCTTGACGCTGAAACCGAACTAGCTAACATGCTTCAGGCTGAACTGCTTGCAGAAATCAACCGTGAAGTTGTTCGTACCGTATACGGTGTTTCAGTTGTTGGTGCTCAAACTGGTACTGCAGCTGCTGGTACTTTCGACCTTGACGTTGATGCTAACGGCCGCTGGTCAGTTGAGAAGTTCAAGGGCCTTATGTTCCAAATCGAGCGTGAAGCTAACCAGATCGCAAAAGACACTCGTCGTGGCAAGGGTAACATGGTTATCTGCTCTAGCGATGTTGCATCGGCTCTGCAAATGGCTGGCGTACTTGACTACACCCCAGCTCTTAACAGCAACGCACTTAACGTTGACGACACCGGTAACACCTTCGCTGGTGTTCTGAATGGTCGCTTCCGCGTATACATCGACCCATATGCTGGTTCGAACTACTTGGTTGTAGGTTATAAGGGTGCTAGCGCATTCGACGCTGGTCTCTTCTACTGCCCATACGTTCCGCTACAAATGGTTCGTGCAGTTGGTGAGAGCTCATTCCAGTCGAAGCTTGGCTTCAAAACCCGCTACGGCATGGTTGCGAACCCATTCGCTGAAGGTTCAGCAGCTGGTGCTGGTGCACTTACCGCAAACGCTAACAAGTACTACCGCAAGGTTCGCGTTACCAACATCCTCTAAGGATAAGAATCGGGTTAACCCGATCACTAAGACTAAACTGGGACTCCTTCGGGAGTCCCTTTTCTATTTCTACTATAAATACTATAGAAGAAAATGTCAAGGAAATAAAGCATGCAGCAAAACTTTCTTTCACCAATTGGATTCCGCTTTACCATTAAGCGTCTTCCTAATGTGGAGTTTTATGTACAAGGTACAACCCTTCCAGGCATAAGCATGAGCCCAACCAACATCGCAACTCCATTTAAGACTATGAGATTTGCAGGTGATAAACTTGATCATGAAACCTTTTCTGTTACTATCAGACTAGACGAGTACATGGAATCATACAATGAAATCTTTGATTGGATGGTTGGTTTAACAAAGCCAGATTCGTTTGATCAATACAAAGCTCTTGAAAGATCAGACAATGGTCTTTACTCAGATGCTTCTTTGATCATTCTCGATAGTAAGGGTAACCCAGGAATAGAAGTGCACTTCAAAGACATATTCCCTATATCACTAAGCTCTATCAGTTTTGATGTTACTCAGAGTGACGTCAACTACGCAACTTGTGAAATCACCTTCGAACACAATGGTCACACTGTATCTAAAATGTGATTGACATTTCTAACATAATGGTGTATATTGATTGATGAAGTGGTCTAAGACCAAGCGAAGGAGATACACGTGGATATTGAAACTCTTTACAATGAATGGGCCAAAGACGGTGAGATCGACCAAGTCAACATCTCAAAGTCTACGACAGACATCCCAAAACTACACAATAAATACTTCCGTTGGTATGTGGAAGAAGGCTTAAGGCTGAAGAAACTAAAAGCCGAGTACAAGATTCTCTACAAACTCAAGAATGAGTACTATCGTGGAGAGCTTGACGACGAAGAACTTAAGCAACATGGGTGGAAACCCCAACCACTCAAGATTCTTCGCACAGATGTACCACAATATCTTGAAGCTGATCCTGATGTAGTAAAGCTTTCGCTGAAAATAGGATTCCAAGAAGAAATCGTCGCATACCTCGAATCAATAATCAAACATATCAGTAATAGGAATTTCCTCCTGAAAACAATCGTAGATTGGGAGAAGTTCAGAACAGGCGCTTAATGGATTTAGTGAACGTTGAAAAAGTAAATGAAGTATTTGTAAGAGTCGTAGCAGACCCATCGTTAAAGATGGAGATGTCAGAATACTTTACGTTCGAAGTTCCAGGCGCAAAGTTCATGCCTGCTGTACGTAACAAAGTTTGGGACGGTAAAGTACGTCTACTCAATACAATGACTGGTTACATCTACGCTGGACTTGTTCCATACATCAAGAAGTTCTGTGATCAACGTGGCTATGATTGTCAAGTATCAAAGGAACTCGGTGAGACCGAAGCAGTTCCTGACGACTATGGGTACGACTTAGCAAAACAAGTCGACGCTGCATTTGAAGTTCGTGACTATCAGAACAACGCAATCGTTCATGCGATCAAACAAAACCGTGCCCTATTCCTTTCGCCGACTGCGTCTGGTAAGTCTTTCATCATCTACCTTATCATGGCTCATCACCTTATGCTTGATCGTAAGGTGCTTGTCGTCGTTCCAACGACTTCTCTTGTTGATCAAATGGCATCTGACTTTGTCGAGTACAACAAAGGTAAGAAGCTTGACATCCACAAGATTCGTGGTGGTATGGAAAAAGAAGCTGACGCTGAGATCACAATCACTACATGGCAGTCAGTCTATAAGATGCCAAAGACTTTCTTCGAGAAGTTTGACGTAGTGTTTGGTGACGAAGCTCATAACTTCAAAGCAAAGTCCCTTACATCTATCCTCGAGAAGATGCCACATGTCAAGTATCGCTATGGTCTGACAGGTACACTCGACGGAACTCAGACGCATAAGCTTGTGCTCGAAGGATTGTTCGGTACAGTCTTCACAGTTACGAAGACGAAGAAGTTGATCGACGACAACGTTCTCGCCAGCTTCAAGATCAAAGCACTCGTGTTAAAGTATCCTGACGAAATCAAGAAAGATAACAAGGGTAAGTCATATCAGGAAGAGATCGACTGGATCGTACGTAATCAGTCACGAAATACATTCATCCGCAACTTAGCATGGAATCTTCCAGGAAACACACTCATCCTCTTCCAGTACGTTGAAAAACATGGTCAAGCTCTGTTTGATATGCTGAACAAGTCAGAAGAACATAGCGTGTACTTCGTCCATGGTGGTGTGAAGACCGATGAACGTGAAAGTATTCGACATGACGTACGTAAGACAAAGGGTAACATCATCTGTGCCTCTTACGGCACCTTCTCTACAGGTATAAATATTCCCGAGCTCGACAACTTAATCTTTGCATCTCCATCTAAAGGTCGTATCAGAAATCTGCAGTCGATCGGTCGTGTTTTACGTAAAGGTAATGGTAAGTCATCGGCAGTCTTATATGACATAGTCGACGACCTACAGTGGAAGAACACACAGAACTTTGCGGTTAAACACTTTGTGGAACGTGTTAAGATTTACAGCGATGAGGGCTTCGAGTTCAAGATCTACAACGTTGATGTAAAGGGATAATATGGAACTTGTGTACATCAAGATGCGGAATGGCGAAGATCTGCTGGGTTATCTTGCTTCTCAAACTGATAAAGATATTGAGATCATGACTCCTATTTCAATTGAAATCGATCCACAGTTTGGGATGTTTGCTAAAAGCTGGCTAATCTTTTCTGAACTCAACACTGCTCGAATCAGTACTGCTGACTACATGTTCTTTTCTGCTGCAAGCACAAAGGCTACTGAGTACTACGACGAGTTCATGCATAGACTATCTGAAAGAGAACAGACCAAATCTCTTGAAGAAGATACCGAGTTCAATACAGAACTTGAAGAAGTATTCAGTGCTCTGATGCAATCCAGAGAATCTACTAAACACTGATATATTTGAAACCCTTATAAGGATTATACACAGCTGTACGTAGATGTCAACCAAAAAGTGCATCTTGC